CGTAAAGGTGAGCTAGTTACTATCACTGCTGGTAGTGGTGTTGGTAAGTCTAGTTTCTGTAGACATGTTGCACTTCATTTATTAAAAGAAAATTTTAGTGTTGGTTACATAGCACTAGAAGAATCTATTAAGCGTAGTGCACTAGGTATTATGGGAATAGAAATGAAGAAGCCACTACACTTAGACCGCAAAGGTGTTGATGATAAGAAACTAAAAGAAGTATTCGACAGCACTGTGGGTGGTGGTAAGTTTTATTTATACAATCACTTTGGCTCGACAGCCAGTGACAATTTAATATCTAAGATAAGATACTTAGCTAAAGGTTGCGGCGTTGACTTCGTAATACTTGACCACTTACACATGGCTCTATCAGCCGTTGGTGATGAGACCACAAGTGACGAGCGTAAACTTATAGATTATACAGTATCAAAGCTTAGGACTCTAGTAGAAGAGACAGGCATAGGACTTATACTTGTATCTCATCTTAAGAGACCTGAAGGAAACAAAGGCTATGAGGATGGGGTCGCAGTCTCTATGAATAGTTTACGTGGCAGTGCGTCAATCGGTCAGTTATCTGATATGATAATAAGTATGTCTAGAGACTTACAGTCAGACAAGAACTTGGCTCAGGTTAACGTGTTGAAGAATAGGTTTAGTGGAGAGACAGGCAAAGCTTGTACACTCTACTATGATTTAGAAACAGGATGTTTACGGGAGACAGATGGAGATGTACAGGACGACTTCTAACATGGAATATAAATCAGTACAATGGACACAATTAATAATGAAAGCTTTAGCTGAGACTGAAGAGACAAATCATATTATTCAAATACCAATAGGCACTGAGCTAGCAGAAAACTTATTAAACAACGCATTAGATATGTTAGTAGAAGAGGGAGACGCAAGGGCACTTCAAATAGAAGTGGTCAAACACTCTGTACACTAATGGAAAAGAAAAGATACTTACCCAAACTAGACCTTATCAAGCATGACTTCGTTATGGTCTATTGGGTTGATATAGAATCTGATAGTAACTGGCGTGAGGTCAATGACCTTATTACTGATGAGTTACCTATCTGTATTTCCAGTGGCTGGTTAATTAAAAAAGACAACAAGGTGACTAGACTTGCTAGTGACTTCAACATAGATAGTGATGGTAAGATAAAAGATATCGGGAACACCACTATCATTCCGACTTGTGTAATACAAAAAATAATTAAAATAAAATTATGAAGAAAAACGACAAGGGGCACTGGGCTGAGCTGTTTGGCAAGGCATGGTTAATCGAGCAAGGTTACTGGGTATTCACTAACGTTGCACCGCAAGGTGTAATTGATTGTGTTGCTATTAATCGAAATACTCATGAATGTATCTACATTGATTTTAAATGTGCATATTATAATTCTAAAGGGTGGGTCACTTCACGCATTACTAATGAATTAGGAAATAAACTTGGCGTTAAAATTGTATACGTTTGTCCTAAAACTAAAAGAGTTTGGTTTAAACGTGACTTAAAAGAATATAGAAAACAGTTAAGCAAAGGAGAACATTTTAAATGAAGAGGAGATACGTATTTGACATTGAGTCTAATGGACTTATGGACGAAGCAACTAAGGTTCATTGTGTTATTTTATATGACATAGATAAAGATGAGATGATACATGTAGCTAACGACGAAGCTATTAAGTTAATGAAGCGTGCTCAGTTATTAATTGGACATAACATAGTTAAGTTTGATTTACCTATGTTAAAAAAGTTTTATGGTTTTGAACCTAAAGGAGAAATATTTGATACCATTATTGCTACACGTTTATTATTTCCTGACATTAGAGACGCAGACTTTAAGCGTGGTAATGACTTTCCCACTAAGCTTATAGGTAGACACAGTCTTGAATCATGGGGACACCGCATTGGTAAATACAAAGCACAAATAGAAACAGACTGGCAGACATTTACCCCTGAGATGTTGGAGTATTGTAAGCAAGATGTACTTGTTAATGTTGGTTTATATCGAGCAATAGAAAAGAAAGGATACTCTGATAAAGCAATGAGACTAGAGCATGACGTGGCTAAACTTGTGTTTAAACAAGAGCAGTATGGTTTTATGTTTGATGAAGACAAAGCTAAAAAACTATATGGTAAGCTAGAGTCTAGACGCTTAGACATAGAAGAAGAACTACAAGAACTGTTTCCACCTATAATTAAAGAGACAACATTCATACCTAAAGTTAACAACAAGACTAGAGGGTATGTTAAGGGGCAACCGTTTATTAAAAAACACAAAGAAACATTTAATCCATCTAGTAGACAACACGTATCACAAAGACTGATAGATAAGTATGACTGGAAACCTGATGAGTATACAACTGATGGTAAGCCTAAGGTTGATGACCCAGTATTAAATAGTTTAGATTATCCTGAGGCAAAACTCCTCGCTGAACATTTCCTTTTAGATAAAAGGATTGGACAGTTAGCCACAGGTAATCAGGCGTGGTTGAAGCTTGTTAAAGCTGGCAGACTTCACGGCACTTGCAACACTAATTCAACAGTGACTGCAAGAGCCAGCCATGCCTACCCTAATTTAGCACAAGTACCAAGTGCTCATGCACCTTACGGTAAAGAGTGTAGGGAATTATTTACTACACCATTCAATCGTAAGCTAGTGGGTATAGATGTATCAGCATTGGAAGTCAGAATGTTAGCACACTATATGGCTAAGTTTGACAACGGTGCATACACTAAGGTGGTACTTGATGGTGACATACATACAGAGACACAGAAGCTAGCGGGTCTAGATTCAAGAGACTTAGCTAAACGTTTCTATTATTGTTTCTTGTATGGTGGTGGCGTAAACAAGATAGCTGATGTTACTGGTAAGACAGTGAAGGAAGCTAAACAAGTTAAACAAAGATTTTTAAATAACCTACCAGCCTTAAGTAAACTTATAGAAGCAGTGCAATCAGCAGCGTCCAAAGGATACATCAAAGGTCTTGACGGTAGGAACGTTAAGGTACGCTCAGCACACTCAGCATTAAACACACTACTACAATCAAGTGGTGCATTAGTTTGTAAACGTTGGCTGGTTGAGTTTAATAAAAAAGTACAAGGTTACATGAATGTTAACCAAGTAGTGTGGGTACATGATGAGATACAAGTAGAGTGTGGCTCAGACTGGTCTGACATTATCGGTAAGATAGCTGTTGAGGCTATCGAAGAAACAGGCAAGTACTTTGATTTAAGAATACCACTGACTGGTGAATATAAAGTCGGTGATAACTGGAGCGAAACACATTGAACGAAAGACAACCACAAGTACCTAATGGTACTAAAAGAGAAATACTTATTGATGGTGACATTCTTATTTATCAAGTGGCTCTTCAAAATGAAGAAGCAGTTAACTGGGGTGAGGGACTGTGGACACTACATTCATATGAAGACAAGTGCTGTGGTTTAATAGATGAAGCTATCAAAAAACTTAAAGAAGACTTACAAGCAGATAGAGTTAAGATATGTTTAACATCCCCTACTAATTTTAGAAAGGATGTACTACCTACATACAAAGACAATCGCAAAGCTAAACGTAAACCTCTGATACTTCCAGTGTTGCGTAAGTATATTATGGAACACCACAAAGGAATTATGTGGGACAACATAGAAGCTGATGATGTCTTAGGTATCTTAGCTACTACACCTGACCCACACTTTGATGTAGATAAAGTTATTGTATCTATTGATAAAGACTTAAAACAAATACCAGTGGGTGTATCTTCTGATGGTATTAATATCCAAAGGGTGACACCGTATCAAGCTGACTACTGGTTTATAACACAGGCACTTATTGGTGACGCAGTAGACGGATACACTGGGTGTCCTACTGTGGGTATCAAGACAGCTGAGAAAATATTAGGGACAGATATTAATGTACCCCTTTTAGAACTGTGGGACAAAGCGGTAGCTGTTTATGAGAAGAAAGGATATACACAAGCTGAAGCATTACAACAAGCTAGGTGTGCTCGTATCCTGAGGTACGGAGATTATAATAAAAAAACTGGAGTAGTAAAATTATGGCAACCAAGAAGGTAGACGTAGACGCAATCAATCCCAAGCATTATGCCAAGTATAAAATACAACCTGTAACTTTTATAATGCACAATGAGATACCATACTGTGAAGCAAATGCTATTAAGTATTTATGTCGTTGGCGTACTAAGCACAAGGACACAGAGGGTAAGCTTGAGGACTTAAAGAAAGCAAGAGAGTATATAGATATATTAATTAGAGAGCACACTAAGGTGAACCCTCTTAACATATTATAGGAGTGAATATGGATTACAGTAGAGATGAATTGTTAACGGCGTTTGGTAAAACTACCTTACAGGATAGATACTTATTGCCTGAGGAGACTTCACCACAAGAGGCTTTTCTTAGAGCAGCTAAAGCTTTCTCTGATAATGATGAGATGGCTGAACGTATATATAACTATTCATCTAAACTGTGGTTTATGTATTCAACACCTATCTTAACTAATGGTGGTACATTACGAGGTATGCCTATTTCATGCTTCCTTAATTATGTACCTGACAGCAGAGAAGGTTTGACTGGACACTACACAGAGAACGCTTGGCTAGCCTCAGTCGGTGGCGGAGTCGGTGGTTACTGGGGTCACGTCCGTTCTGATGGTACTGGTACTAGCAATGGTTCTCAGTCGTCAGGGTCAATACCTTTTTTACATGTAGTAGACTCAGAGATGTTAGCCTTCTCACAAGGAAAGACTAGAAGGGGCAGCTATGCCGCTTACATGGACGTAAGCCATCCTGAGATTATAGAGTTTCTAGATATGCGTAAGCCTAGTGGTGGTGATGTACACAGGAAGTGTCTGAACCTACATCACGGTGTTAACATATCTAATGACTTTATGACCTTGATTGATAACTGTATTAAAGAACCAACCTTTGATGACAGCTGGAATCTAATTGACCCACACACTAACAAGATAGTAAGAACTGTATCTGCTAGAGAATTATGGCAACGTATACTAGAGAACAGAGTAGCGACAGGTGAGCCCTACATTATGTTTAACGACACAGTTAATGAAGGACTACCACAGGCACAAAAAGATTTAGGACTTAAGGTCAATCATTCTAACTTATGCACTGAGATAACATTACCAACAGATGAACAGCGTACAGCTGTGTGTTGTCTGTCTTCAGTCAACTTAGAAAAGTATGATGAGTGGAAGAATAACCCAATGTTTATACCTGACTTGATTCACTTCCTTGATAATGTCTTACAACACTTTATTGATAATGCCCCTGATACTTTATACAAAGCTAAGTACTCAGCTATTAATGAAAGAAGTTTAGGATTAGGAGCAATGGGTTTTCATTCATACTTACAATCTAAAGGCATACCATTTGAATCAGCTTTAGCTAAATCTAAAAACTTACAGATGTTTAAACACATTAAAGAACAGGCAGTCAAAGAATCTAAACGATTAGCTATTAAGAAAGGTGAAGCACCTGACATGGAAGGCACAGGTATGCGTAATGCTCACCTACTTGCTATTGCACCCAATGCTTCTAGCTCAATTATATGTGGCACTACATCACCCGCCATTGAACCATACAGGGCTAACGCTTATGTACAGAAAACAATGTCAGGTTCATTTTTGGTTAAGAATAAACACTTAGAAAAACTATTAGAAAACAAAGGTATGAATGATGAGAAGACATGGAAGAAGATACTAGCCAACAGAGGTTCAGTATTAGAACTCAAAGGTCTTACTGATTATGAGAAGGATACATTCAAGACAGCCATAGAGATTAATCAACAGTGGGTAATAGAACACGCAGCAGACAGACAAGAGTTTATTTGTCAGGGACAATCTGTTAATGTATTCGTTCCAGCTGATGTTCACATACGTGAACTACATGATATACATATGTTGGCTTGGAAAAGAAAACTCAAGACACTTTACTACTGTCGCTCAGAAGCAATGAAGAGAGCAGAACTAGTGTCACAAAAGATAGAACGAACAATCATTCCTGATGGGGAATGTATAGCTTGCGAGGGATAATGAATTTATTTAAAGAACGTACACACTATAAACCATTTACATATGACTGGGCATTTGAGTCTTATGATATGCAACAGAAAATGCACTGGCTACCGTCAGAAGTTTCATTGCATGAAGATGTAAGAGACTGGAATGAAAGACTAACAGATTCAGAAAAGAACTTAATTAATCAAATACTAAAATTCTTTACACAGGGAGATGTAGACATAGCTAAGGCTTACTTAGATAAATACTTACCTAAGTTTAAAGTACCTGAAGTACGTATGATGTTGACTTCTTTTGCAGCAAGTGAAGCTAATCATGCACATAGTTATTCTATGTTAAATGACACATTAGGTTTACCTGAGTCAGAGTTTAAAGCATTTCAAGAATACAAAGAGATGGCTGATAAACATAAATATTTATTTAAAGATAAAGGTAAAGGAGTAGAAGGACTGGCTAGAGACATAGCTTGTTTTTCAGCCTTTGGTGAGGGACTACAACTGTTCGCTTCTTTTGTTATGTTACTTAACTTTCAACGCTTTGGTCGAATGAAAGGCATGTGTCAAATAGTTACATGGTCAATACGTGATGAGTCACACCATGTAGAGAGCATGATTAAACTGTTTAAAGAAATGATTAAAGAGAATCCAAGTGTGTGGAATGATGATTTTAAAGCTACTATCTATCAAACCTGTAGAGACATGGTTGAGCTAGAGGATAAATTTATTGACCTAGCATTTGAGCAAGGGGGTATTCGTGGGCTAGAACCTAAAGAAGTAAAGCAATATATTAGATATATAGCTGACCGCAGACTGTTACAACTGTCATTAAAACCTAACTACAAAGTAAAAGATAACCCATTAGAGTGGTTAGACTGGGTACTCAATGGTGTTGAACATGCTAACTTTTTTGAAAATAGAGCAACTGAATACAACAAAGGAACAATAACTGGTACACTGTGGGATTAAAGTACCCGTTTTAGAAGGATAAAATATGTTTATAAAAGATATAGTAGGCAAGGATGAAGAAGAAACTACCTTACCTAAGACCGTACCACAGTTTATTAAGCTGTTAAATACTTTATTTCCTGAGCAATCACCTGATATCTCAGATGAAATAAAGGACATATACTTCAAGGCTGGACAACGTGATGTTGTTCGCTTTATTAATCAACTAAAGGAAAGAGATAAATAATGTGTGTAGGTAAAGCAATGCAAACAGGGATGTACAGTAAACCAGCAAAAACAACTACAACCACTGTCTCTTCCCCTAAAGAAGACCAAGCTACAGACAAAACTAAAAAAGCTAGAGTCAAAACTAAAAGTACAGGCAAGCTTTATAACCCAGCATTGGGTACAAGTGATTTAAACAAGTCAAACGCTGGCTTACAGATTCCAACTAGAAACCAATAAGGAGATAATATGTGCACAGGTAGCCCAAGAGTTTCAACACCACCACCAGCACCTACTCCAGCTCCGCCTATCGCTTCACCATCAGGAGATGAGATAGCACCAACACTTAAGGTAGCTGAAGAGAAGTTAACTGACGAAGAAAGAAAAAAGAAAGCCAAACGTAAAGGTACAAAAGCTTTACAAACAACAGGCTTATCTATTCCTACTTCAGGTTCAGGATTAAACATTAGTTAATTATGCAAGAGATGATGAAAGAGACAGCGAAACAACGCTATGAAAAGCTACAAGCAGATAGACAACATTATGTAGATAGAGCCCGTGAGTGCTCAGAACTTACAATTCCAACCCTTATTCCTGACGACGGCTTCGAGTCAAGCTCAGAATTATATACCCCATTCCAATCAGTGGGAGCAAGAGGTGTTAACAACCTAGCTTCCAAACTTCTATTATTATTATTACCACCCAACTCACCTTTCTTTAGGTTATCTTTATCAGGTAAAACTAAAGAGGAACTAGAGCAGAACCCTGAATTACAATCTGAAATTGAGAAGTCTCTAGCCAAAATTGAGCGTGAGATACACAAGAAAATAGAGAACCTAGCACTTAGAGTATCTGTATTTGAAGCACTAAAACATCTTATTGTAAGTGGTAATGTACTAACATATCTACCTAAGAAAGGCAATATGCGTGTGTATGGTATAACACAATTTGTTTGTAGAAGGGATGAAGATGGTAATTTATTAGAAGTAATTATTAAAGAAAGCATTAGTCCAGTCGCACTGGATGAAGAGACACTACAAATTATAGGTAAATATCCTGATTATAAAGAAGATGAGGACTGTGAGATATATACTCATATATACAGATTACCTGACGGCAAATACTATGTATGCCAAGAAGTTATGGGTCATAAAATACCAAGCTCAGTCGGTACATACCCATCAGACAACATGCCTTACCAAGCATTGCGTATGGTTAGAGTAGACGGTGAAGACTACGGTCGTGGTTATGTAGAGGAATTTTTAGGAGACCTAAGGTCACTAGAGGGACTATCACAATCACTAGTAGAATCATCAGCTGCTGCAAGTAAAGTAGTATTTATGGTTAGACCGAACGCTGTCACACGCAAAAAAGATTTAGCCAACACTAGAAACGGGGACATAATTACAGGACAAAGAGACGACGTAACATGTCTGCAAACTGATAAGCAATATGATTTAGGTATTGTAGAACGTAGCATAGGACGACTAGAAGAACGTATGTCTTACGCTTTCTTATTACACACAGCAATACAAAGAGACGCTGAACGTGTTACAGCACAAGAGATTAGATACATGGCTGAACAGTTAGAGACTAGTATGGGTGGTATATACTCACTATTATCTCAAGAGTTTCAGTTACCATTAGTACAAGTATTAATGAAACGTATGTCTCAATCTAATGAGATACCAAAACTTCCAAAAAATTCTGTAGCACCTACTATTATCACAGGCATAGAAGCTTTAGGACGTGGTAATGACCTACAGAAACTAAGAGAATTTGTTATGGAGATAGGACAACTAGCTCAAATTAGTCCTGAAATAGTACAGGTATTAAATCCTAATGACTTGATTACTCGTGTTGCTACCAGCTTAGGTATTGATACTGAAGGATTAATTAAGAGTGAAGAGCAACTAGCTCAAGAGCAAGAAGCTGCTCAACAACAAATGCAGCAGCAACAAATGATGGATATGGCACAGGATGTAGTACAACCTATTGCTAATAACATGACCAAACCACAATAAAGGAGAAAAATAAATGGTAGAACAAATAGTAGTACAAGCAGATGAAACTACAGCAGAAGCCCCCGCAGTAGAAGAACAAGTAGAAGGTTCTAAACCTGAAGGCTTGCCTGAAAAGTTTAATTCTGTAGAAGACATGGCTAAATCATACGCTGAATTAGAAGCTAAATTAGGACAACCTAAAGAAGAAGCTAAGGAAGAAGCGAAGGCTGAAGAACAACCTAAGAGTGATTTAGAGATTAAAGCTGATGAAGCTGTTGAGTCTGCTGGACTTGACATGGATTCACTAAGTGCAGAGTATGCTGAAAGTGGACAACTAGCTGATGAGTCTTATGAAAGATTAGAGAAAGCTGGTATCAGTAGAGATATTGTAGACCAGTTTATTGCTGGACAAGAAGCTAGGGCATTACAACAAGGCACTGAAGTCAAAGGCTTAGTAGGTGGAGAAGACGCTTACGTAGAGATGACTCAATGGGCTGGACAAAATTTAACTGAAGCTGAACAAACAGCTTATAACAATGCTGTTAACAGTGGTGATATGGAAACTATCAAGCTAGCTGTTACTGGTTTACAAGCTAGATACACAGCAGCTGAAGGAAGTGACCCTAAATTACTATCAGGTAAAGCTGGTGCTACTTCACAAGGTGGTTATGAATCGTGGGCTCAAGTACAAGCTGACATGGGTGACCCAAAGTATGCTAAAGACCCAGCGTTCCAAGCTGAAGTACAGGAGAAATTAGCAAACAGTAACTTATAGGAGATATACAATGGCATATGGTAAACCAATGAAAAAAGGTAAGACTAAAAAAAGAGGTAAATGTTAATGGCTAAACGTGGACTATACGCAAATATAAATGCACGTAAGAAAGCTGGAACAAGTAGACCCAAGTCTAAATCTACTATTAGTAAAAAAGCTTATTCTAATATGAAAGCTGGTTTCCCTAAAAAGAAAACAGTAAGAAAGAAAAAGTAAATGCCAGCAAAGAAACACCAAAGCCCTAGTGGCGGATTAAATGCCGCTGGTAGACGTTATTACAAACGTAAGACTGGGGCTAATCTTAAAGCACCTGTAACAGGGAAAGCTAAGAAAGGCTCTAAAGCAGCTGGAAGACGTAAAAGCTTCTGTGCACGGATGGGCGGTGTTAAAGGTGCAATGAAAAAACCAAATGGAAAGCCAACACGTAAGGCTCTAGCTTTACGTAAATGGAAGTGCTAATAGCTGTGCTATCTCGTTAGATGGCAGCTGCCAACAAGTAGTAGTAACTTGACCTTCTGCGGAAGACAATCTTGGGGACGAAACTTAGAGGCGTTCAACAACAACTAAACTACAACCAAAGGAGATTTATTATGGCAAATGCTAGTCCAGTATCTGTCGGTAAAATCAACGCTGGTGGTTCAGAAGACGCTCTATTTCTTAAAGTATTTTCAGGCGAAGTTTTAACTTCATTTGAACGTGCTTCAGTAACTCAAGGAGCTGAAACTGTCCGTACAATCAGTAATGGTAAAAGTGCACA